TCGTGCCTTACATCTAATAGTCATTGTCTTCCATTATTTGTTCTAATTCTGACAGTTCTACTTCACCGTCCATTGCTCTCTCATCCCGTTCCATCTCTGCTCTTTTCCATGCTAAATCGTCCACTTCACCCTTAAGAATTGGCATGTTAGGTGTCATCTTAGCTGGTACGAACACTTCCTTGGTTCTGAATGCATCCACAATCCCACCTAACGCGTTAAGAGCAAACAATCCACCCCAAAATACCAACATCCCAATCACCCATATTGTGAACAGTGTGTATATGATGCCCATTTCGTTCCCCTCGTTTTTTGTTTGTTTCTCTTATAAGTTAATTATAGCACATGTGTAGCGTTTGTGTTACTTTCTTCTCATCTTTACACACTCTTTACACCTTATATGTGTACTACCTCGTGCACTGCCCAGTAAACAGCCACCCCCCCTACCCCTCCAAATGTACGTGTTTAACATCGTTATCCCCCTTATATATTGTACCTCACCGTCCCCACCCTCAGGCATCCCAAGAAGAACGCCCTACCCCTCGCATGTCAGCGTGTGCTGCATAGGGCACACACGTGCAGGGCTGCTCGACGTGCTCGTCAGAAGTGTTAGGGGGGGTGTTGAAATACTACCCTAGGGAAGACCTACCCCAAAGACGTGCTTTTGAGCCTCTCTGGCCGAGGTACCTGTGCACCATTTCTCATGTTTTTTACCTATGTTTTTTGGGGGCTTTTATTCCCCTAATCGTACTCCACCGGAGAAGTGGTACGATTGAGGCCAAGCCGTTGAATGTATTGTATTTTTCAGGGCGGGCACTATGTAGCGGAAAGGCGTCATCGTACTGTAAACATTCCGAGACATTGGAGGGGCATTTTTGGGGGACAATATCCAGGTGGAAGGGGAGAGCGCAGCGAACCCCACTGTGGGGATTCTTTGGAGATTACTGTGGGCGCCCCGAAAACGCCACGGCACTCTGGAAGGTGGCGGAATGTTACACCTGGGGGAGGTAAAGGAAAGGTGTAGGATTTTAGGGGGCAAGGGGCGAAAGGGAAGGATGAAGCAAGGCGAGGACATTGAGAGAGTGTGCAGGATGGCATTATGTAGAGATACCCTATAGGTGAGGGAGGGGACGGGGGCAATCGTTCAGTAGGAGTGCTCTACGGAGGTCTCTAGGTAATTCGCATTTATATTCACCTAGGGGGTTGACAGTAGGGGTACACTATGGGTATAATGCACTAAGGGTTTCATTTGAACTACAACTACTTAGTGTTACTATATAGTGCACTACTTAGTGATATCGTAGAGGTGCCCAGAAAAGTGGGTTGGTGTCAAGGGCGGAATGTTAAAGTAGTGTAAAGAAGACAACGTCATAGTGAAATGCTTGACAGATGTATATTAGTATGCTATTATGTATTTAAGGAAAGTTCTAAGTAGCACATTTCAAGGGTAGAGTTTAGAGCATGCTTAACCGGCGTGCTACTAGACTCTTTCCTTGGCACCTCATCAGCAGGCAATAGCCAGATACGCTGATACGGCCTTATGGAGAGGTCTATATAAAACTCCGTGGTTTCGAGGTAACGCCCTACGTAGTTCATCTACGTTAAAAAACCTCACCTTATACCTGCCCTGCTTCGGCATCAGGCATTCGAGACTACACAAAGGTTCGCCCAGTGTAGCTGGCACAGCAAAAATAGGGATGACAATCCTTGTTGATGCCACGTTTAAGGCTTCTTTGGAAGCCTTTGTCATTTCTTCCCCCTCCTAACTACCCTATTGCCTGTCAAGGCTTCATTCTGGGTAGTTTCTATTTAGTAAACTAAGAAGCAGGCCTCCTAGCGAGGCCTTTTGTCGTCTATGTTAAAGGAACCTTTATGCTACCCATCCTCACTACGTTGTTCTCTATGTTGTCTTCCCTCCCGGGAACTATAGGTCAATACTTTGAAACTAAAGCTACAATTGAGAAGATAAAGCTCGACACTCAAAAAGAAATTGCATTGACACAACTTAAAGCTGCAGCTGAGATGGGCATAGCAGAGACGAATAAAAGCAAGGCGGCACTAGGAGCCACATCTCCAACATTCAAATACTTCACTTTCTTTATGTGGTTTGGTCCTTTTATAATAGGTACTACATTTCCTAAGTATTCAGCAGACATATTCTTAAATCTAGGCAGCATGCCTGAGTGGTATGTTCAGAGCTGTATGATTATTATGTTTACAGTTTGGGGAATTACAGTTAGTAAAGAAGCCATCGGTAATGTGTTTAGTAGTTTAGGTGGTTACTTTGCGTCTAAGCGTCATCACAAAGAAGTGATGGCTAAGATTGACCGGAAGGCTTTCTACGATGACTTGAGAGACGTGATATTCAAACAGGGCATGACCCCTCTACAAGTGAAAGAGATAGAGCGAGCATTAGATGAACAGGGCTTATAGCAACAACAACAATAAGGAATACATAACATGGAACTAACAGACATTGTAAAGTATTCCATAGACCTAATAATCATCCCTCTAGGGGTTTTCATCTGGTGGGGATTCAACAAACACGTAATACGGATGGACGACATGCATAGACGTCTCTCCGACAATGAGAGAGATATCGCAGTGATAGAAAGTCAAATGCTAAACATTAAAGAAGACATATCAGAAATCAAATACGGCATTAACAATATGCTGGTGTTACTGAGGAAATAATATGACGGGTAGGGTGATAGAGGGCGGAGTGGTTATAGAAGACAAGGTCTCCAAGGCTAAATACTCCCCTGACATGTGCGACAAGATAATAGCCGTGGCTTCTAAAGGTGGCCATATTCCTGCAATGATGATGGCAATAGGGGTTAAGAGTAAGGACACTTGGTATCGATGGATAAAGGACTACCCAGAGTTTAAAGAAGCTGTAGAATTTGCTAAGATTAGCAACCAAGCGTTCATGGAAGACATTGGGATGCGTGCTATTGTAGGCACCATCCCTAACTTCAATTCTCCTACATATGCCCTTGTAATGCACAACAAGTTTAGAGAAGACTACAAAAGGGATGTCGGAGGAAACGGGCACACAGAAATAACCATCAATCAAGTTAATTTGACATCAGATGAGATAAGTTTAAAGATTGCACAAAAGCTACAGAAGTTAAAAGGGTTAGGAATAGACGTAGGACAAGACGATATATAACAACTGGAGAGTATTATGATTATGAAATTAGTAGGATGGGTTAAAGAATTAGTGCATGTAGTAAAAGACTTAATCGCTGAATTGGTAGGTAAAATTAAAGACCTGTTAAAATGGGCGTTTAAAGTTGTAGTAGGCTAACATAATTCGGAGAATACTTTGGTCAATAAAACAACGGCAGAGCTTCAGGAGCTATTAGAGTTGCTTGAGGCCAAAGAGTCCGAGCTCCAATACAATAAAATGAATGCTATATTCCCTCTTACAGGACCTTACAGACTAGAACTCTACCCTAAGCACGCTGCCTTCTTGGCAGCAGGCTCCTCACACCAAGAAAGAGCATTCCTTGCAGCAAACCGAACAGGAAAAACCCTCACTGGTGCTTACGAGATGTCTTGCCACCTAACTGGAATATACCCTTCCTGGTGGAAAGGTAAGAAGTTCCTAAACGCCATTGATGCGTGGGCTGTAGGTGTAAGCAACCAAGCAACAAAAGAAATTCAACAATACGAACTACTAGGCGACATATCAGACCCTGGGTCAGGCATGGTACCTAAGGCGAACATCATCAGGTTCACTAAGAAGCCAGGAGTTGCGGACGCTATAGAGACACTATACGTAAAGCATTCTTCGGGTGGGATTAGTAAAGTTACATTCAAGAGTTACGAGCAAGGACGGATATCGTTCCAGGGAACAAAGAAACAATGCGTGTGGCTCGATGAGGAACCCACAGACCAAGGCATATACACTGAGTGTTTGACACGGTTAATGGACAAATTCAACCCAGGAATCATATATTGTACCTTCACCCCTTTATTTGGGCTCTCAGATGTGGTATTATCGTTTATACCTAACGGTTCATTTCCTGTAGGCGGAACTACAGTTGAGAATCCCCAGAAGTTTGTAGTGAACGTAGACTGGAGCGAAGTACCTCACTTAGATGAAACACAAAAAGCCAACATATTAAAATCATATTCAGCACACGAAAGAGATGCTCGAAGCAAGGGTATTCCTTCTTTAGGTGCAGGTGCCATCTATCCTTATTTGGAAGAGAACATCTCATGTGACGCAAGAGACATTCCGCCTTGGTGGCCTAAAGGCTTCGGCTTAGACACTGGGTGGAGCAGAACAGCAGCCGTCTGGGGAGCACGTGACCCTGACAGTGGCATCATGTACATCTATTCAGAACACTATGCATCAGAAGCTCACCCTGCCATCCATGCCTCTGCCATTAAGGCACGCGGTAATTGGATTATGGGAGCAGCAGACCCTGCGGGCGCTAACCAGAGCGATGGCAAGAAGATATTTGACTTGTATGTACAAGAAGGGCTAGACATTGTTAAAGCAGAGAAAGCCGATAGAGAAGGAGGCATTCTGAAAGTTGGTCAAATGTTTGAAAGCGGACAGCTTAAGATATTTAGTACATGTAAGAACATATTAAATGAACTACGGCTCTATAGACGAGACGAGAAAGGCACTATTATTAAAAGAAACGACCATGCTTTAGATGCATTACGCTACTTATGTA